TCACCGGCTTGTCTTTCATCGTGAAGAAAGCGTCAAGCAGCTTCTCCTTGATTGCCTTCAAAGGCTTTGTCAGTATATGGCTCTCTACTATTTCGAGAGGTATCCTCCTGTCGCTATACGTTATTAGGGACATGGAAATTATGATGTAGGGCTTCATATTCTTTCACTATCGGTTTACATAAATCAACAACTCGTTTACAATCCTCCACACCAAACATTCCTATGTGGCAAACTTCATGTGGTATTCCTAATTGAATAGATAACCACAAATAAGCTTTATTCCTATTTGAAGTGTTGGGGATATGTTTCTTCCAAATTTTATTGATAAGATTGGTCTTAGCTATTTGGTCAAAGTAGAAGTGGGCTTCTTTCTTGGCTTCCCTTAGTTCTGTATTTGCCAGTCGTCCTAACGCTCGGTCTGTACCCTTATGCACACCGACATAAGCCATACAATCCCAGCATAGATATATCATCCCGTAAGAACGTCCATAAATAACAGAACTATCCACATATTCGGTACGATTACCACAATAAGGGCAAATCTTACCAGACAGAATACAATCCATAATTTAGAACAATGACATCTGTTGTACTTCAGTTTCTCCTTTCCTTGCTCGTGACGTTTTTTTCCTAAGCGATGCATATTGCTCTTCGGTCAAACGTTTTATCGCCGCTTCACGAGCCGCTTTCTTCTCCTCTTCCGTCAGTTCTACGGGTTGAAATGTGGAGATGGATGCACGGGTTCCAGCAGGCATCTTGCTCACTTTGATGTCATCCTCATCATAATAGTGGATAGCCATCCCGAATACCTCCTCGTCTGTCATGGCCACGGCAGAGCCCCGTTTCCGTGCCTCTCCCATGATGTAGGAACAGCACTCATCCAAATTCTTGTTTTCTTTTGCGTAGGACTTGGCGAACAGTTCGTCAGTCCTAGCACGTCCGTCAAGATGATTCTTGATTACGTCCTTGAAAGTTTTGTTTTCCATAATTGCGTTACAAATAACTCCTTAAACAATAGTCCGCTATCCAGTAGCAGACAAAATAAAAAGCGGCATATACTGCCAGGATTGACAGAATAGTCGCTATCAGTTTGGTCTCTTTCATTTCAAATTCAGTTTTGCCCGTAAGTCGTCGGGCGGTTGGTGATTCCGTTTTACCGGAGCTTGTTGTTCCTCCAAAGCTTGGTTATTGCGTCGACGAATGATAATATCCAGTTCATCTGACCGTTCCCGAAGAAATTTCCGAAATGCTTCGCCAACGGTTATCGTGTCGAAGTAACCGTAGAATTTCCCGTATCTGCCCAACTTGAACCGTGCTACAAACAAGATAAACTCCGTCAGTTTAATGTAGTGATACTGACCAACGAACAGCCCAGAGAACTCATTCAAGGCATTTTCATCGGCCCCCTCCTTCGTGGAAGAAGCAAAATCAATGGTCAGTAACTGCGTCTTTACCCACAGAGACGAGGAACCATATCCGTACATCCGTTCAAGGTCTGACAGCGTGGGGGACTTCTCACTGTATGCTTTCTCAATATCGGCAAGAAGTAGCGGTTGGAGTGATGTCGAATATACGGCAGAAGCCTTACTAAAGGTCGGGTATTTCTCCTTGATGGCTGATAGCATTACTTCCCTGTTCGATGGCTGCATATTCGTCAAGGAGGTTTCTTGCCTTTGCTGCCTTATCAGCATCCCGATTGTTTTGTCTTTGGGCTTGATTTTCTGTTTTTCCATTGTCCTGTTGTTTTTTCTCGATTATCCAAAGATTGGCCCGACTGTCCCAACGTTCCACCTTGGCACCGGTAGCAGTTTTCCAACCGAGACCGGAAAAGTGATTGTAGAAAATATCCGCTTGCAGTTCCCAATCGGGAAGTTTATCCCGGAAATATTCCCGCACTTCTTCGGCGGTAGGTGGAATGAACTCTACCTTGGGTTTCGGAGGTTTCTTTTTCGGAGGTGGGAATAACTCGCCAGAATTACCCACCTGTTTTTGTTTATGTTTATGTTTTATTATCTCGGCACCAACCTGCGCACCAACCTGCGCACCAACCTCGGTACCAACCTGCGCACCAACCTCGGTACCAACCTGCGCACCAACCTCGGTAAATTTTACCAAGGTGTACACTACATTCGGGCTTCCATTCTTCGTTTTGAAGTCAATCAATCCTACTTGTTTTAATCTATTCCGAGCATTTGACAAAGTCTTTAGAGAGGCTATGCTAAGGTCTGCAAGAACTTTACCATTGTTACGGTTAAACGTATTCGCCCACCTACAGAGGTTGTTAGTTTCTAACAGGTAGAAATACAAAGCGGTTTCTGTGACAGTTAGCGAATATGCGTTATGTTGCAACCAGAAGTTCTTTATTAGCTCAATATAGTTCATAATAGGTAAGAATTGACTTCATTCATAAACTCAGTAAGAGAATGGCATACCACATATTTATTTCGGAACTTTTCAGCCTCTCTCTGCCATCTTATCTGCTCCTCGCTTTGTTTCCCTTTCGGTCTCTTCATTTCGATGCAAAGAGCGGAAAATCCTTTCTTAGGTACAAGCAGTATCAAATCGGAAACACCCCTTACACTTCCCTCGTACTTCATTTGTGCTCCAGTCCTGGCATCACGCTTTCCTCCGTTGGGAACGGCGAACAACATAAGACTCAAAGACGGGTATTGAATCCGGAACCAAGTCAGACAGCTATGCTGTATCTGACTTTCCGATTGCGGTGTAGTCTGTCTTTTTCTCATAATTTACCTTTGAATAAGTCCATAGCCATATCTACCACATTCTCCTTAACCACATCGTCCGTTCCGGTGACACCGTTAGCTATGCCTTTCTTCCGTTGGATAACACCATACATGTATTCATCAATGGTATTCCTGCCAAGGAAATAGTAACAGTTGACGTTATTCTTCTGCCCATTACGGTGTGCCCTATCTTCCGCCTGCTCACAGTCAGAAAAAGTCCATGGGAACTCGATGAAGGCTACACGGCTGGAAGCAGTCAAGGTGAGCCCGGTACCGCCCGATTTGTAGTTAAGGATAATCAACGTACAATCCGGATTGTTCTGGAAAGCATCCACAGCCATCTGTTTCTGCGTAGCGTTATCCTCACCCGTAACCGTTACAGCTTTGGGAAACATCTTCTTCAGTTCCAACACTACTTCTTTTAGGTAGGCAAAGACAATCAGTTTTTCTCCACCGTCTATCACGTCATGGATGAATTCGGCAGCCGTCTTGATTTTCCCACGTGCAGAGATGGCTTTCAGAATGCCCATACGAACCATTACCTCGCCCCTCATGGACTTGGCTATCTTCTCATCATCCGCATTCTTGTAGACACGCAGATATTGTATGAGGTCGCTTTCCGCTTTCTCATACTCCAACCGCGTAGTGATATCCATCTCAATATACTGACGTGTCTTGTCTGGAAGCTGCGTCAACACTTTAGCTTTTTCACGCCGGAAGAAGCAGGTATTCCAAAGGCGCCAGTTCAGTTCTTTCAGATTGGAGGCTTTCTTCGGCCCATTACAGAAACGTTCGGTGAATGTCTTATACCCTCCAAAATCCTCCAACCGTCCCATTATCTTGAGTTGCTGTATAAGGTCAGTATTGTCATTCACTACCGGTGTTCCCGTCAGTTCAAGAATGAAATCCTTACCTTTACAAATGCCCTCAACAAACTTGCTCTGCTGGGTCTTGGTAGACTTGCACTTATGCGACTCGTCAATGATTACAGACTTGAAAAGGGTTATACGTGGGTCAAAGGTGATTGATTTCAGCGTAAACCGCGTATCATTCTTCACATCCAATACAAAGAACTTTTTCAAGCTCTCGTAGTTAGTGATGAAGATGTCACAACACTTGGTTTCAATGAAGCGCTGCCAAGTATTTTTGTTCTTATCATCAAGGATTAGCGCCTGCTTTCCAGCAAATTTCTTGAACTCACGCTGCCAATTTATTTTAAGTGCTGCCGGACATACAACAAGGCACGGATAGGATTTTGCAATCGTCACCGTGCCTATTGCCTGCAAGGTCTTACCGAGTCCCGGCTGGTCACCGAAGATACACCGTTTATGGGCCAGAGCATAGGCTATGCCCTCCTTCTGGTAATCGTACGGTTCAAGTAGCAATCCGTGGGGAACGGTCAGCTGCGGCATCGGAGCAATGTCAAAACTCATATCGACCTTTCTTTGCTCCGACCGTTGTACGGAACCGCAGAATCCCTGCTGTACCGCCCATTTCGCCATTGTATCAACATACCATTCATCAGCCAAGTCAACCCACCACGCCTTTTCATTGAAAAGATATGCTTTCTTTGCGTTAGCCTTGACTGACGGAATATTGTTCACGCATTTAACCAACATCGGATGATACATGAATTTCAGTTTGAAGCCGTCCGGATATTTGGTGATACAAAAAGGTGCTGCCATATCAAGCTGCCGGCTCTTTAATCTTCACTTTTTTACTTTTGTTTCTCGGCTTCACTTTCTTCCCGTCAATCGTCAGAGTAGTGCCACTCTGTTCCACCACTTGTTTAAGGAACTCATTCGCTTCCTCTTCAAATGCAGCATCTCCCACCGGGTCGGCTGCAATGTCCGTAGGAATATCCCCATCGAACGGAAGTTCCTGCTGGACTACCGCCCATTTCTTAGCGGTAAGATACTGTTCCACCTCATAATTACATGCCTCAATTGCCTGCTGCAGTTCGAATGCATGCTTATATTCCTCGTTCTCATTGTTGAACATGGTAAACGGAGCTATAAGGTTAAGCACCTTCTTACTTTTAAGAAAACGTTTTCCAACCAATACCACACCTTCATTGTCATCCGAACCGCTAACTGTGTAGCCCGTGACCTCGAATGTAGAGAAGATTTCTTCCGGCAGTTCATCTATGGAGTCCTTTCCATCAGCTTCTTTCTGCTCACAGAGGAAAGCAAGGTGAGGAATCAATTCGTTAAACGCTGCACGCAAATCCTTATGGATAAGATTCTTTCCCTCAATGGTTACATTGTCCTCATTCTCGTTCTTGAAAGAGGCAACAAGCGTGTTGTCTTTCGTGATTTTTGCTTTGGTGATATTCATTTCTACCTCCTGTCTTTATACTCGTTGATAAATTCGTTATAGTAACGGTCAGCCGGAAGAGGGAGCGTTATTCCCAGTTCGGCAGCAGCATCGGCCTGAACCTTATTTAGAAAGTCAGTCATCTGTACTGTATTGAGTTTCGATGTGCTTCCGGCAATGACCATTTCTTTTCCTCTGAAATACGAAGTCCTTCTGAGAAAGCGGTTACAATAGTAATCGTGTACATCCTGCTTGTCCGTCCCGGTCTCCTGCTCAATACAAGTAAACCACAACCACATAAGCGCATTCTGTGACAGCGTCCTTGGCTCTGTGAACCTTTCGATTTTTACACGATACCGACCATTACGAAGCTGGGAACACATGAAGTCAAAAGACTTGCTTATGTGTACCTCGCCGTTGACCTTTTCCAGAATTGCTTCTTGTGCCATTACTCTAATCCAAAGATTTTTTTATCAGCAATAATGTCTCGGTTTGCTTCCAAAAACTCTATGAAATGCTCGCAGTGTGCCGTAAGCAGCTTAATCGTCTGTTCATGGTTATAAGTGTAGTATTCCGGGTATTGCGTTCCGCTAATTAGTGGCGTCCGGCTGGTACCGCCCTTCATCTGATAGGCAGTGTACTCAAACGCTTTCACGCTTTCCATCTGACCGGAAGCAATCAGACAGTAAGGATATACATGGCGCTGCCAGCCGTGTTCATACTTGCCAAAATCATACTTAGATGTTGTCTTGATATCATATACAGTATCACGAACGAGCTCATCTATATACCCATAAAGCTCCACATCACCATAGCGAGTGGGAATGACTGCGGACACAAAGACTTGGGACAATGCACCGGAAAAATACTTCGACTGCTCTATACACCAGCTACGGTCAAATAAGAAATTACGCTCTGGCGCGATATCAGTAGCAGGAAAATATACCTGAATGGTATTCGTTTCTCCATCACCGATAATGGTGTATGGCTCCCGTTCGCTTGGTATATGCTTTTTCTTGTGGATATAGCAGTCTATGACAGCATTAAAGGCCGTTCCTTTATCAGCTGCCTCACTCTCAAACGGGACACGGTTTATCGCATCAAGTAGGCTTTGCTTCAGCTCCGCTTCAATTACTTCCGGACTTTTCTTATATTCCCCCGTTTCATTATCGACATTCCAGAAGCTCTCTACTTGTTCATCAGCCCGTAAATACTGCTCGAATTTATCAAGCAGTGACGGGTAGAATCTGTATTTAGGCTGCTGGTTCATACCTTTTGCTGAGTTTGTTAAACTTCAAGCCAAGTCTCTTGCACTTCTCATTGAGCATCATGCCTGCCCGTACCTTGCTGTCAAAGATATGCGTCATGGTGTCTAAAGCTTCCCGAACAGAATTGGCAGATTGTGTATCAGTCACTTGTTCCACTGCGTCACGGATAGCATCAAGAACCGCATCATATTCGGAAGATAGTTCCGTCTGCTTCGTCTGATACTCCTTATAAGTACTGATGATTTTCGTCATGAAATCATTCTCACCCGTTACGGTACCGGACTCATCAATGATAACGGGTATCTTGATACGAGAAGGAAGATTACATGTGTTCTTGCCGTAGAACTTCTCGCACGGGTCAAAAGAAATAGTTCTATCTTTACCGATAGCTTCCATGTAACCAACCAAATCCAACTCCTTAATCAAATCACCGGCAGATGAGCCACCAATCTCCGGACGTATCTGTTTTTCGTCGCCTACTTTCTCCTCCCGTTCATGAGCCACGAAGATAACAGACTTGCCCATGAGGGTTACTTGGTTAACGAAGTTGATGAACATGTTCTTACGTACTCCATAACCCTGCAGGGAAAGGGTACCATCCGCTTTCTTCATCTTCGGATTCGCTGCCATAATCGCCTTATCCATAAAAGAAAGCATCTTTCCGGCAGTATCAATCACAATAGTGGAAAACTCCTTGATTTCTTCGGACGAAAGTACCTGGTTCGTCTCGTCCCAGCTTGTAATCTGGACGGTCGGTACACGATGGGCGGCATTGACACGGTGAATACCGCCGTCATAATCGAACAATACCGGATTGGGAGCCGATAATGCAAGAGTGGTATTATGTGTTACAATAAAGTCATCTGTTATATACAGTTCGTCTTCATTCGACACTTTGATACAAACACATTCAGAATCCTCTATCTTTTCTGCGTCAATTATATATCTTGACGGGGTGACAGGTTTCCATTGCGCAGCCTTCCGTTCTAACGTGAATGGGCATTCGCTCATGTTAACGGTAACTCTATATTCAATCCCCTTGTCTTCTCTTGGATAACCTACTGCTTTAGCGATTCCCCCCAAGGAAAGGACAAGATGAACAAAATCATCCGCAAGTATTCGGCTTGATGTTGAGAAACTGACTCTATTCTTGTTTGCATGCCCGTCAGTATCCATTAACCCGCGTAACAAGGCCAATCTCTGCTCACGACTTCCGAGCTTGTATTCAGAAGGTATAAACTTATCTCCGGAATGAACGTTCAATCCTAAACGTTTTATCTTCTGAATATACCCTTCACCATTACCCCGAAGAACAATACTATATTGTGGGCACTGCGGAGCTTCATTCTTCCGAATAGAATATACACTTGGTAACAGCATCTTGACTTCTTCCAATATTTGATTATCCATATCAGGATTGGAAAACATAGCAACGTTGCCAGTCAAAGAGCCGTCACCAATTAAAACACCCAAAATATACGGGTTTACTTCATACTCCTTTTCCGGATAATCCATAGCTTCTGCAACGGGAATCTCATAACGAGGTATTGCCTTTCTTGTTGTTGATTGTCTGGAAGGAGA